TTGATTTGCTGAAGCATCTCTAGGTCCAGAGGGATTGTTGGCAAGCATTCGTTGTGCGTTTTGTTCAGAGGCCAGTTTCTGTACCGCTTGCTCTGCGACAATTGGATCAATGCCTAGTCTATCTTTTTCTAACTGAGATTGTAGTGTACCCGCATTTAAGGCTGCATTACTAGCCTGTATACGCTGTGCCGCTGGAAGTAAACTAGCTACTTCTTTGGGTAACTTTTCTGCTATAAACCTTGCTACTTCAGCACTAGCTGCATCTCCACTAACACCCCGCTTCGCTTGATCAGCTACTAATTCGTTTAGGGCTTTTGCAAATTCAGCAGATACTACTAAGCCACTACCTTGAGCTTCTGGTTTTCTATTAATAGGTGTTGTTATATTAGGTATAATAGCTTCTACTTTATCAGCAGCTATTTTTTCTTCTTTGGATGCGCCAAATAAGTTACCTATAGTATCAATTATTGTACCTAGTAAACTAGTACCACCCGATAACTTTTTACCTATACCCGTAAGTGTTTCCAATTGTTCTTTTGAAAACTCGCCCGTTTTTATTCTTTCTGCAATTTGTTTTGCTACACTTCTATCATTGATAGCCATCATGCCCTTAGCAAGTAAAGATAGCGGCCCCATAAATAACATAGCACCATTCATAATAGTACGACCTAAGCCTACCATCTTGCCTGCCTCTAACATAAATTCATCAGTAGATATTTCTTGCCACTTAATAGGTGGGGCTGCTGGTGGAAATGATGGTTTATCATTATCTTTATTATTATTATTCATTACGGCATTAGCCGTGTTTACTGCAGCAACACCTGCAGCTACTGTTTCAGGAACTTCTTCACCAACAGCATTAGGATCATACAATGTGTAACCATCAGGTACAGGATAAACAGGTGAGCCATTTATGTAAGGTACTGCAAGAATATCGCCTGCAGCATTTATATACATAACTACTTCAGCGTATGCATCACCCATAAGTTCTTTAAAAGAAGTTACCGGAGAACTACCGTCTTCTTCAAGTCTACTAGCGTTGTCAGTTAACTTTACTGTACCACCAGTAACATAAGAAGGTACAAAGCCACCATCAGCAAACTCCATAGGTTCATCACCAGCACCTACAACTATAAGGTCAGTCATTCCAAACGGCATGTCATCTGGCATAGTAGCTTCATCGCTATTACCCATCTGCCCCATAGCTTCCATTTGTTTTAGTCCCATCTTTGCAGACTGACGTATCTCCATCATTTTATCTAAACCATGGTAGCGAACCACATCTGCAGGCATAATAAACTCACCCTCACTTACGTTAGCGGGAATGTCATCACGAACACCTTTCTTAGTACCACCAATGGGTACTTCGTTTCCTGATACTTCATCTACTGTACCACCCTCATCGTAAAGGCCACCCTCTGCAAATTGCTGCATCTGTCGGTTCATCATAAGTTAATTCCTCTATATGGATTTTTGTACTTCATCTCGCAAGAATTTTAACCTGCGTAACTGAAAAATTGCACCTTGTGATCTGTGTAAAATAGTAACGTCATCTGTTTGTTCCATAACACGATGCTGTGATGTTATTAGAAAATCTAAGTATTCGTTAAGATGGTCCCATAGCTGGGGGTTGTTGACCAGTGGCTTGAGCTTCTGGAGGTGTTCCTTGTTCTGCATTACCGCTAAATCCTTGTTCTTGAGGTAGTGGTACTTGGCCTGTGCCTATGTTACCGCCGCCTGCTCCTGATGGGTCCATTGCGTCTGCACCTGCTGGTGCGCCTTGCGCTGGAGTTGGCTCTTGGAAACCCTTCATAAGCTCGGCTTGTATTGCAGCTTCGTCCATGTTGTTGGTTACTTTATCAGGGTCAAGTTCCAGAGACTTTGCAATCTCCCGTATAATATACTGGAATTTTGCAAAAGGTGCAAGTGCTGGATTGGATGCGGTTTGTAAAAATTGCATTAATCTTTGACTACGTACTTCATTAGCCATTAGTGACTCAGTACCACGAGCTTTAACTTCTAAGTCACCCTTGATCTTAGGGTCAAAGTCAAACTGCATGTTAAATCTAAACAAGCCCTCACCTAGAGGACGAAGTAAGTAATCGTCTACGTTTTTAATTACACCTTTGATACCACCTTGTGCAGCACCCATAAGCATACTAATACCGGAAGCTGTACGACCTACACCTGACACACCAGTTTGCCCGTGAGCAAATGAAGGAAAACCTGTACTCTCGTCTGCAAGCACTCGTGCCTTGTCAAACAACTGTAAGTTTTCTTGTGACACGTTTGGAAAAGATGTACCAAAGATAGCTTGTCCCGGTGCTCCACCTTGGCGTCTAAACACCTTGCCGGGATACACAGACAAGTCTTGGCCCGGTACTAAGTTAGTTTCGTCTACCTCAAGAATTAAGTTACCTGACAGTACAGCATTATCTACAGCCATACGCATAAAACCATTCATCAAAGTTTGAGTATCGTCCATATTCTCAGCAATACCCACACCAAAGAAACTATAAGGATTAAGCTCATAAGGCGCAGCCATGTAAGGAATAGTAGCAGGTTTAAACGGGTTCATAACCATACGCAATAGCTTACCGTTACAAATCCACACGTTAGCCTGTAGTTCGTCTAGCTCATTTAGTTCTTTAGGAATATCTACGCCTTGGTCTACTAGCATTTCGACATCTACCATGCCCCAATACTCTAGTACTTCATAGCGTTCAATGCCATGCTCCGGTGCGTAATCTGATAAATCATCTTCCCAGTGTTCTTTATTATAATTTTCACCAAGATTAACAGCTTCATCAATTACATTAGAACGAAAGAAAGGACGCCGCTTCAAGCCACGCAACTGTGTTCGTGACATTTTGTGTCGCTCAATAACGAACTGAGCTTCGTCCATGTTATTAGCGTCTGGATCAGGGTAAAAATTCCAAACAGATACATGTGATACTTGTGGGATAGTTTTAATAGTAGGTGAATACTCACCGTCTTCATCCCAATTAGGGTACTCTTTATCTACTGCAAATGGACCCTTCATTACGCCAGTGCCAAACAGTGCCATCTCAAAGGCTGTACTACGTAGATGCTTACTGGCACTCGACTCTTCTAACTGATCGTGTATCTTTTTCTGCATCATCTTAGCTGCAATAAGTGCTGGACTAAAGGTAATTGCTGTAGGAGTTTTACCTACACCTTCACGAACACCCTCAATACCCTCAAACTTATCTTTAAGTGGGCCTAAGCTTTCTGCCAAAGTTTTAGCTGTGGCTCCAGCGGGTAATTCTTTACCGTCACCTTTAAAGCCGTATGGGTTAACTGGCTCATCCATGCCTGACTTACGTAACTGTTCAGGCTCTGCTGGATCAAAGCTTACGTCTGCAACTACTCCCTCTGGGAGTTCCGTTGGGTCTACCGTAAGGGGAAACTTTTGTGCTGCAAATAAAACGTCAACAATCTGCCCATAGGCAGCAAGAGTTTTTGTTTTAGTTACTTTAATAAATACACGAGACTTCTCAGCCTCTGTAAATTGAACGTCTGGACTGTACAAGCCACGATAGTTACGATACGCTCGTAGCCAACGCTCTTCATCTTGCTGACGATAATCATCTGCACGTTTGTACTTTTCCATAATGAAAGGAATAATTTTATTAGAGTCAGCATCCTCTACAACAGAGTTTTCACTATCTTCTAAAGCGATAGAGTCATCCTCAATAAAACCTTCGTTTTCTTCTGCCATTTAATTTTCCTTAATAACCAAAGGTAGCATCTGCTACTCGCATACCATTTGACTGACTGCTTTGCGTATCAAAATCAAACACACTAAATCTTGGTCTTGACATGATACCATACCTTAGTGCATCATACAAGTGGTCTTCTGCGTGTGTGTCAATGTCTTCTGGATTTCTTTTGTCTATGGGTAACGCAGGTAATTGTGAAATCATATTAGTACATGTATTAAAAAAGATAAGCCTTGGTTCTTCTGTAAACTCATCTACCTGTAAGCGTCTGTGTATTTCGTTCTTACCTGATACACGAGAGCCTTTAGAACGATCTGATGGACGCCAACGGCAACCCTTTTGTATCATTTGTTCTGCCAGAGAAGGACCAGTATCACCACGTTTATGCCACAAAGAACTATCAAGAACGCCATATCTAATACTACCATCACCGGATTCTGCTTCTAGTACCATTTCAGCTAAGTCAGCAGCAAGTACTTTACTTACGTATAGCTCCCTATAAACAATTAACTGTTCACTTGGAGTAACTGCAAACCATACTACACCAGAGGCACTTCCATATCCGTAGTCACAAGCCCTAAACTTAACCCAGTTATTTGGTATGTCGAACGGATCAACTACGTGTATGTGTCTATCAAACTCTGTAAAGGCTGCGCCTTCTTTAATGTCCCAATCCCCGTCAAGTAGTTGCCTACGTTGTTGCTCTGGCAGGGACAAAAGCATTGCTTCGTAATCACCTTGCTCCGCTAGGTAGGGGTTGTCGGATAGACGGGCAGGTATAAACCTACGTTTAAATAATGCCTTGCCTGCTTTAGCATGTTTAGGTGGGTATCTTAACTCTTCACCGGACTCTATATCAGTAGCTATAAAGGAGTTACCTGCAGGCGCTGGATCAATAAACATCTTCTTAACCCAGTGGTGACCCCTTCCTCCGGGGTTTGTAGTAGCTCTCATACAGAGAGGTAAGTTAGGGTCTGCCGATCTCAAACGACTCCTCATATAATTCCAAGCGAAGGGTGTAGCCCATTGAGTTAACTCATCAAATCCTATCCAGCTAAATGCTAAACCTTGGTATCTGGTAACGTCTTGGTCTTTGTCTAAGTAGCTTAACCAGAGTGTAGCGCCTGATGGTGCAGTCCATGTCATCTTACGTTCTGACCACTTAATACCGGGCCAAATCTTTGGGTACATTTCCTGTGACTTAGTAATCAGTTCCCTTAGTTCTTCCGTAGTATGCCGTAGGAGGACACCTGCGAAGGCTGGAACGTCCATAAAGCGTAAAGGGTCAGCTAACATTGCGTAGCTCTTTCCACCCCCTGCAGAGCCACCGTAGAGCACCTCACGTTCACTTGCTGCTAAGAAGTCCGTCTGTGGCCCAAAGTTAGGCTTAAAGATAATGTTATGGTCTTCTTCAATCTTATTTGTGAACTGATCTAATAGTACTGTAGGACTAGGCTGCTCTGTCTTCTTCTTCTTTGCTGCTGTTGTCTTCTTCTTGCTTTGCACCGATCCTTGTGCGTTCGATTTCTTCCGCCTTGGCGATTGCCTTTTTGGCATACTCTGCCCATCTGCGAAGGCTTCCAGCTTTGTTTTTTCTTTGTCGCTCATTGTCTAACCGCTTCCTTAATCCTACGTGTGATATTGACCTACCTGTATTTCTAGTAAGCCAGTTTGCTACTTCTCGATATGAATACTGTTTAATGTATTTCTGTGCTTGCTCAAGCATATCAAGTTCGTGGGCAATTGGCAAGAGTATTCCATTATCTTCTGGGTCTATTTCATATCCAAAGGGAATGGTTCTTGCTACACGTGGGATTGGAACCCATACGTTGTCTTCTTTTAAGTCTGTGGGCTGTGGTAACTTCCATGTACCTACTGATTTAGTCATCGCAAGTACAGGCACTCATACTTTTTCCACAGTCACATTCATCTTCATCTATTGGGTTCTTAGCTGGCATAAGCATTACACCACCCTTAGCTTCAATTTGTACCTTCTCTGTTTTTACAAGGCCAGTACGATCTAGTAGTTCTTTAGCTGCCGCCATCTTATCACGAATACCCAACTCAGTGGGATCATACAAAGCACCTACCATAGCCATTGCAGCTTTAGGTACATTACGTGCTAGGTAACTATGTGTTACGTCTATGATCTCTTCTTTGAGACTATTAGTAACCTCAAGGTTAGATGTATTAGCAGAGTAACCCGCCATAATCTTAGCAGTAGAGATGTCTCCACCTGCTTCGTCCATAAGAACTGCTAAAAACTTCTGTTGACGTTCCGTTAACTCACGTGCCATAATACTTCCTCTATTACATCAATTCAAAGTGTGGGCCATCAATGAATGGTCTGCGACCCTCACTGCGGCGAAGGTCAATGTATTTCATCATTGCGTCTTCAGCTGTACCTTCATATGTACAGATGTCACCTTCTGACCATGCTGCGCCCCACTT